ATCCAAAGGTCAGTTGGTCAATAGTGTAAACAATAAGAACTGTGTTGTCGAAGTAGAGTTCACGGCGCTTGGGTCTGAGTACAAGATTGTGCGTGGTATCAAACCAACTAAGTTTGAGATCTGGCGTGACGAGAAGGTTATTAACCAAGACTCCCATAGTAAAGAGTATCAGAAAGTATTAGAACAGAACATTCTGAAACTGAACCACAAATCTTTTCACCAGATCATTGTACTGGGCAGTAGTTCGTTCGTGCCATTCATGCAGTTACCTGCGAATCACAGACGTGAAGTGATCGAGGATCTACTGGACATCAACGTATTCTCCAAGATGAATGTTGTTCTCAAAGAGAAGTTCTCGGTTATCAAGGAAAAGGTACGTGCAAATCAGTCTGACCTAGAGAACCTAGAGTATAAGATTAGGACACAGACCAAGTATGTGGAGAGTCTGGAGAAGAACAAACGGGACAATCGCAACGAGAAACTCAACGAGATTACAACACTTGAGTCTGAGATTGAGGACATACGTTCCATTATGACACCGGTCGATGGTGACTCACTACATGTTTTGAAAACAGAACATGACTCGTGCAATAGTCTGATGATTCAGATCAAACAGTATGATAAAACATTCAACTCCAAACTGAAGGAGTTAGATAAGGAGAAGAAGTTCTATGAAGATAACTCCTCTTGTCCCACCTGTGAACAAGGGATCGAAACTACCTTCAAAGAGAAAAAGATCTCAGAAGCAGAAACCAAGCACGAACACTTCACAGACGCAAGATCAAAAGCATCCGAAGAACTCGGCAAACTCACTGGGAGAATGGTGGGCGTAGTAGAAGAGACTCGGAAACTACAGGATATGATCGCTGAACAAGATCGTAAACAAGTAGAGATCGGTCAACTCCAGAAACAGATTACTACTATACAACAGTATCTGGCCAAACAGGATGAGACTACTACTGATATTGCAGAAGAAAGAAAGACTCTGTCTGCACAGAATGATGATCGCGAGATACTACGTGACATCAAGGGCGACCTTGCAGAATCCGTTGCGTACAGTATGGTAATCACTGAGTTGTTGAAGGACACTGGTATCAAGACTAAGATTGTGAAGGAGTACCTGCCTGTCATCAATCAGTTGGTCAACAAGTATCTACAGGTTCTAGACTTCTTTGTATCGTTTAACCTAGACGAACAGTTCAAGGAGACTATCCGATCACGTCATCGTGATGCATTCTCCTATGACTCGTTCTCTGAGGGTGAGAAACAACGTATCGATCTGGCGTTACTGTTTACGTGGAGACAGATTGCGAAGATGAAAAACTCTGTTGCGACTAACCTATTGATACTAGATGAGACGTTTGATTCATCTTTGGACGTGGAAGGTATCGACAACCTGACCAGTATACTTGATACCCTTGATGGTGATACTAACACATATGTTATCTCTCATAAGGGAGAGTTGCTTGATGGTAAGTTCGAAGACAAGATAGAGTTTATCAAGAAAGGTAACTTCAGTACGGTGCATGATGCTTAATCCATACTTCTTTCGAGAACATCCGAACTTCCTATCGGAACCAGTTATTGATGCCGCATCGAGGTATTGTGATCATCTGATAGGGTCGACTGATCATGTGTGGACTACCAACTTTGGATGGCAGAATGCACAGGGTACGGACTTGATGCACCCCAAAGCAGAACGTTATGAAAACCTTGTGCTCGTTCACAAGATCTATAATAGTAATAGAGCACTATATGATAACATCCTCAAGGACATTCAGAAGGTCTATCCTACATGGTCTCCGGAGACTGTAGAATCTATGCAGTTCTTTGTGTGGACTGGAGGGTCTCGTATTGAATGGCACAAAGATTTTAAACGTGACGATCCCACTTCAACACGGATAGGTGCGATAACGATATATATGAATCGGAATTGGGAGATTGAATGGGGTGGGGACTTCCTGTATAAAGATAAAGAGAGTAAAGTAAATAGAATAACCCCCGCATATAACAAGGCAGTGGCCCTTACGGACGTAGAACATCGGTCTACCACTATACAAGAGAGAAGGTTTCGTAAGTGTATTCAGATATTTTTAAAAGAAGATGCACCTACGCTTGACAACGACACAAACTTCTGTTAGAATGTACTTTAATTAATCGAGGAATATATTATGGAATTATCAGATCGCGCTACACAAGTCCTGCGTAACTTCGCGGGTATCAATGGAAACATCTACTTCAATGAGGGTAATGTAGTTCGAACCGTCTCTGAGTCTAGAACTGTACTCGCAAAGGCAACCCTAGACGTAGACTTCCCTACATCGTTTGGCATATACGATCTGCGTGAGTTTCTCAGTGTAATGGGATTGGTGGACAGTCCTAACCTGAACTTTGATCAATCTAGTGTCGCGATCTCGGATTCTACTGGTCGTTCTAAGATCAAGTATTTCTATTCGTCACCTGATACTCTGACAACTGCAAAGGGCGATCTGACGTTACCGGGTGAGGATGCGTGGTTTACTCTGGATAGTCAGACTCTGAACCGTGTCAAGAGTGCTGCGGGTGCATTGGGTCATAGTGAAGTTAACGTCCATATAGATAATGGACTGATAACGTTAACCGTTAAGGACAATGACGATGAAACCTCACATGCATTCAGTATTGTTGTGGAAGGTGAATCACAGTATCCAGACCTCAAGGTTGTATTCAATATCAACAATCTTAGGTTGTTAGAAGACGGCGACTATCGTGTTGCACTATCGTCTAAGTTTATTTCACATTTCGTGAATAAAGAATCCAATATGGAGTATTGGGTAGCGCTACAGAAATCTAGTCAATTTAATTAAATAGAGGACAAACTTGTGGATAATGATATAATGGATCTAGTAAACCGAGTGACGCGTAGTACAGTCGCGGTTGTAGATACGGTCGCCGGACGCGGTGGTTTTAGAGGTGAAGAGTTATCAACTATTGGTCAACTACGAGATCAGTGTATCTCATTGATCCAAAAGGTTGAGACACTTCAGGGTGAAGGTGAAACTCCTTCGGAGGGATAACATGTTAGAGATTCTTTTTTATGTTGTTCTCGTTGCGGTTGTGGCATTTATAGGGTATAAGTATTTTGGTGATCTTGACATTCCCAATGTTGGTGAGGAACTTGTTGTCACTAAGGTCGAACCCAAACCCAAACCCAAACCTAAACCCAAAACTAAGAAGAAGCCCACGATGACTATTGAAGAGTTAAATAGTATGACCAAAGAGCAGTTGTTCGACATGGCCACACAATTGGACTTAGAAGTATACAAGTCTTGGACTAAGACGAAACTGATGTCTACACTGGCAACACATCACGAACTCTAAAGAATAGGGGAACTTAGGTTCCCTTTTTTCTTGCTTATTTGTTTCTTATAGTGTACAATGTACAACTTATGAAACCCTTTTACTTTATTATGGAAATCTTATGACTGATACCTTTCTCTGGTGCGAAAAGTACCGCCCTCAAAATATTGACGACTGCATCCTTCCTGCCAACCTCAAGAAGACATTCAAGGACATTCTAAAGACCGGTGAACTACCTAACATGTTGTTTACGGGTACTGCGGGTCTGGGTAAAACTACGGTCGCACGTGCATTATGTAACGTACTTGACCTTGACTATATTCTAATCAATGGTTCGGAAGACGGTAACATTGATACCCTACGCGATAAGATCAGACGTTTCGCATCGTCTGTGTCCCTAATGGGTGGTTACAAGGTTGTCATCCTAGATGAGGCAGACTACCTTAACCCACGTTCTACCCAACCCGCATTGCGTGGATTCATTGAGGAGTTCTCAGATAACTGTCGATTCATCATGACCTGCAACTTCAAGAATCGTATCATCGAACCTCTACACTCTCGTTGTGGTGTGTATGAGTTCAATACCAACAAGAAGTCTATGGCACCACTGTGTGGTGACTTCATGGCCCGCGTGACTGATATCCTGAAGATTGAAAAGGTCGAGATGGACAATCAACAGGGAGTTGCTGAACTCATCATGAAACATGCACCGGACTGGAGACGCATTCTTAACGAACTGCAACGTGCCTCTATCGGTGGTGAACTCAAGATCAGTAACTTGAACAAGACTGATGCATCCTATGAGGCACTGTATAAGTCTCTCAAGGAGAAGAACTTCAAGACTATGCGTCAGTGGGTCACTAATAACATTGACGTAGACTCGTCTGTTATCTTCCGCACTATATATGATCAGATGTTTGAGAACATCGATCAACAATCTATTCCCCAGTTGGTTCTGATCCTCGCGGACTACCAATACAAGGATGCGTTTGTTGCTGATCATGAATTGAATATGGTTGCGTGTTTAACTGAAGTGATGGCAAATGTGGAGTTAGCATAATGAAGATAATTGTTGCGGGGTATGGGCCTGTTGGCGTCGCGACTGCTGCGGCACTAGAGAACCACCCCAATGTCGATTTGTATATCGATGATCCCTATAAGGGACACGACTATGATCCGGAGGGACTCGAACCTCCGGTTGGTGTTATCATCTGTGTGGCGACACCTATGGATCCTGAGACGGGTAAGTGTACCACAAAAAATGTAGAAGATGTGATGGAGAAGTATCATGGTACTAAGATCATGATCAAATCTACTACAGACCCTATGTGGTTGGAAGAGAACTGTGGGCCCGATGTGACGTTTTGTCCTGAGTTCCTCAAAGGTACCACCGGTGCAGATCCTACCAAGGAGTTTCTGGAAGGTGAGTTCGCGATCTATGGTGGTGGACACATGAGGTTCTGGCACGAACTCTTCAAACCCGTACTACCCAATCTGAAGACTGTTAAGTTCGTTAGTCTGCAACAGGCGGCATTCGCAAAATATGTGTTGAACTGTTTCCTCGCAACTAAAGTCGTGTTCTTTAACCAGATGCATCACATCTACGAACAGTGTGGTTTCGAGGACTTTGATATCATGGTAGATGCCGTCTGCACGGATCCCCGAGTCAACGAGAGTCACACTCAAGTGCCTGGCCCCGATGGTTTCGCGGGTTACGGTGGACACTGTTTCCCCAAGGACATGAGTGCACTTAAAGAGATGGGAGAGGCTTGTGGTGCGAATGTAGATGTGTTACAATACCTAATAGAAGCAAACGCATACCAAAGACAAGGTGGTTACGATGAGCAATAAACCGTTCGATTATATAACCGCGATAAATTACTCTAAGAAACATTTGATTGTAAGTAAGGAAACGGAAGCAGAGTATCTTCCCTATATTACCAATGGCACGTTGTCATACTTCGCAGATACTGTTATAGCAGCAAACGTTATGAATCAGTATTATAATCTCGACAATAAACTTCAATTCGATTTTTTACTAAATATAATTAGAAAAAGAAAACGGTTCTCCAAATGGAATAAACCGTCTGAAATTGAAGACTTGGATGCGGTAAAGGAATATTATGGATATAGCAATGTTAAGGCAAAGTCCGTTCTGTCACTTTTATCCCCTCCTCAAATTAAAGAGATAAAAGCGAGGATATATAAAGGTGGAAGAAACTAATCCATGGACACCGGATGATATGTTAGAAATCATCCTTAACGAACCAGATGATTTTTTGAAGGTACGAGAAACTTTAACCCGTATTGGCGTTGCAAGTCGCCGCGAGAAGAAGTTGTACCAGTCTTGTCATATTCTACATAAGCAGGGTCGGTACTTCATAGTACACTTCAAAGAACTATTTTTACTTGACGGTAAGAAATCTAATCTAGAGTTGTCAGATCTACAGAGACGTAATAGTATCACAACGTTACTGGCAGACTGGGGATTAGTTCAGATCGTTGACCCTAACCTAGCCGCAGACTGTGCACCCCTCCGACAGATCAAGATCATTGGTTTTAAGGAGAAAGATGAGTGGAGTTTGTGTCCCAAATATAATATTGGTACTAGATGACAGATTCATTTGTGGGGGGTGATACTATTGTTGATCCCCCTAAGACTTTACCAGATGGTAAAGAGATTGAATATCGTATACCCACGTGGGGAAAGTTCGAAGAGAAAGAACTTTGGACGTGGGATAAGGCGTTAAGGTTTCTCGACACCCACCCGAAAGAGATAATCGATCACCACAAAGAGAAGATGCGATTCTTCTTGAAGAACTCTCACAAAAGACCCTCATCACCGGAGTTTGCAAAATATATTGCCACGACGATGGAAGGGATCTTTCATAAGAACCCTATTACTAATATATGTTTCTTTGGGTTTGGTAGGGACTGTGACAGTTACCCATGGCACAAAGACAAAATGGATGTGTTCCTTGTCCAAGTGTTGGGGGAGATAAAGATCCGTGTGGAAGGTACTTCCTTCGAAGACACACCACGTGCATTTGTTCCAGGCGATTGTGTCTGGATACCTAGAGGAATGCATCACCAGATCATCACGGAGAACTCTCGGGTCACGTTCTCCTTTGGTGTAGAACAAGATCCAGACCCATCTACTTACATAGCTGAGACATGATTATGATTGAATATAGTGAAAGAAGTTGGAAGTATACAGTGCAGATCGGAAATACAAAGGTCGAAATGCATTGGATAGAAGACGGACAATATCCAAACTTACCAGTAATTTTACCAATAGTAACGTAACACACGTATAAATAACACCGTGATGCCGAATGGTCGGGTCACACTAACAACACCTCGCTTAATAATAAGGAGAAACCGTTATGGTATCTAAAGCATTTACTTTCCCACGTTCGCACTTTATTGGATTTGACCACGTTTGGACAGAGATTGAGAAGTTACAAGACGTAGCAGAAAACTCGAAACTCTATCCCCCGCACAATGTCGTCCGACATACCGATGAAGAGTTCGCAATAGAAATGGCAATCGCCGGTTACAAGAAAGAAGATCTTGACGTGAATGTACGTGAAGGGATTCTGATCGTCACTGCGGATGTCTCCAAGGAAGAACGCGAATATATTCACAAAGGAATATCTGCGAAAAAGTTCCGAAGAACCTTTAGACTGTCAGAACACGTTGTTGTAAATGGAGCTGATTTTAGGGATGGCCTACTGGTCATTAATCTGAAAGTTGTTATCCCCGAAGAGAAGCGTCCCCGTAAAATCCAAATAGGATAACTCGGAGGAGTATCATGAGGAATTGTCTAATAGTAATTGGACTCACTTTCCTCT